ACCCTGATTTAAAATAGCGTCTAAGAGCGCGAAAATGCCCGTAGAGAAGCTTTTGGACATTCCACGGCTCCATATGCCCAAAAAGTAGTCAGACTCCATCATGGCCTTAATAGCCATATGCTGAAAGGGAAAAAGTTTTACCCCAGTAAATAATTCACAAGCAAAGGAAGGGTTTTCCCTGAGAAACTTATAAAGCAAAATTTTTGCCTCACTCTCCTCTAAATACCCCTCTTGTTCTAGAATTAGTTGGTTTATATCTTTGAACTGTCGATTTAATTTCTGTTTTCCTGTCTCCCAAGCCATCTTCTTTAAGTTGTTTATCCCAAAAATACTGAACGTCTACCGTCCAAAGTTTTTTTCCTAAAACAAGAATTTTGGGAATGATTTCTTCACTTTTACGTCTGGAACCACTAAACACAAATTGACAACAATCCGAATACTCAGCTTGTATTTCGCGCATCCTGTGGTAGACGTAATCTAAATTAAACTTTTTATAACCCGCTCTATTGTTTGCCCACATTTTATCAAATGCCGTTTCTACTACCACAAACAGCGCACATCCCATAGAGCGACACCTTTCTAGCTCTTTTATAAATCTTGTATAGCCATTAGTAACTGTAGCGCAGAAGTCCTGGTAAGATTTCCTATCCACGAATGTATAGTCATATAAATCCCCTCCAACAGCGTAATCCCCCACATCCAACTTCAGAGATTCAGAGTTCTTGAAATACAGTGGCTTCTGTTCTCTTGTATCTATTAGGATAGGTGTATCTGAATAATCGTTTTTAAATTCATTTGGTAGTTGCCCCGAGAGCATGGGCAACATACCAAATTGTTTACAAGCTTCGGTATAGCTACCAAAAACCTCCTTACACATATCTATATCGGGAATTCCCAATGTTTGTAGGTAAATGGAAGGTGGAGCGCCCCGTAGCCCCTTGGCTTCTTTTTTTTCTTTAAAAGTTTTTATAATGAACTCTTTTACTTCTGCACGGGGTGCAGTTTTGCACCACTTCTTCATGTTCTTTTTGTTGATGAAGTCAGTAGCGAAATACTGATCGTATTTTTTGAATGGAATCAGTTCTCCAGTTAGTTTGTCTTTTCTTGCATAATTATCTACATAGTAGTCCCCTAAGAACTTTCCATGTTTTTTTATGTGTGCATGTAGACTCCTTAATGAATCAAATGAATCCCCACACTCTTTGCATTTATAAGACATCTTGCTGACCAATTCCTAAAACTCTTGCTTTCCATTCTGCCATTCCCTCTAATCTTTCCGCTTCTTTCTTTACAGCTTCTTTTTGCATCTCTGCTATGTTCATCATGGTTTTTCTTTCTTCTTCTTCCTGAAAAAGTTGAACAATCGATAGAAACGAAGCATTTTCCTTCTGCATCTTCTTCATTCTCTCACCCCGATCACCTTGGAGCTTCTTAGTGAGGTTTTCGATGCGAGTTTCGCATTGGTGATACTCAGAACTCTTAGCTTTGATAATTTCTGCCAAGCGAATGGACATTTCTTGCTGTTCATCAGCCTCATCAAACATATTGTTCAATTTATTGAGGTGAGCACTAATGACCTCCAAATTAATTACCTCTTTGCACACATTTAAATACAAATTAATTTCATCAGCCGTTAAGTCAGGCTTATCCCACGTTAAACGTATAAACTCATGTTCAAACAATACCCTGTCTTCATTATTGAGATAATTATTAATAATTTTAAGAAATCGTGAGTTAGAAAGGTTTGTTCCCAGCTTCTCCACGCAAATTTGCTTCTGTCTGTTAAGTTTCGGTTCATCTAACCCCA